AGAGAATGTTTGAATATACTAAACTCGATGCTGACACAGCAGAGATAACAAAATTTAACCCTCCGGAGGGTTTCGATTGGAGCGTTAAAATCGTAGTTCCTGAGTCTATGTGGGGTTATACAGTAGTGTCTATTGCCAAAGAGTTTATGCACAAATCCAGAGTTCAGCATCTTGAACTTCCGAACTCCATTAAAACTCTTGGAGTTATGGCATTTGCCGAATGCTCAGAACTTAAAACTGTTAACATTCCCGAATCGATAGAAGTTATTGAAAGTGGATGTTTTAGTGATTGTGTTAATTTATCGCTAAAGCTCTCACTTCCAAGGACGTTAACCAAGGTGGAAAGCTTCGCTTTTAACAACTGTAAAGGATTGTATGGCGATGCAATCTTTGGCGACAATGTTCTCAAGATCGGAGTTCGGGCATTTACAGGAACTGGACTAAACGGATTTCTCTACTATAATCCCGATTCAATCGAATCGGAAGTAGTAGGAGCGTTAACAACTCTTAAGGACTTCAACCCTTTCGCTGGATTGGAGATGACAAGACTCCGGAAAGTTGCCGACTATACCGATGAAGAAACTCTTGGACTCTTAATCTCTCAGTTTATCGATATGAGAGTAAAACAACATATTATTTAATTTTATTAACAATGTTAATAAAATCTAACTCCTTTGGAGCTACCCTAAAGGGTTAACTCCTTCGTAGTTTACACATCGAGGAGTTTAAAAAACTCTCTTCCCATATAAGGCTTAGCATCTTTAAGAATAAACTCAAACGGGATTTCTTCAGGATTTGTTAGGCCATTTGTTGGATTTCTTAATATCCACTTCAACGCTGAATTCATACCACCCGCCACTTGTATAATAGTGCATCCAGATTTAAACCCCATAGCTTTCGAATCTTCTATAGATATAACACTACCGCCCCAGAACATATCCACTTCTCCGTCATCTCGTCGGAACTTACATAATGCACCAATGGAATCAAAACCCAACGGCTCAATATCTTTTGCCCACATAACGTAGTCCTCCTTTAACATTTTGTAGTCGTTCTTTTCTAAAAATTCCAGACTCTCTATCGCAACATCGGACGGTCGGTAGCAATACATAATAGTTGGACTATTCCCCTTGTATGTTAGATAAGCACCCATAGTGGCAATCTCCATATGCGGAAGTAATCGGGACTCATACTGAAATACGTTTCCTTCGTGGTCAACACCATAACATCTCCGAAAAACATTCATCGCTCTCTCTGGAAGAAATCGAATATGAGAACCTTTTTCGGGCGGACGAATCATCTTAACTCCTTCTTTATTGTAGTAGGCTATGTCTTCATTATTTAAATTTAACATACTATTGTCGACGCTCTCACATTGCATTCCAATACTGCTCCAACTATTTATAAAAAGGTCAATATTTGGCTTTAGTTTTGTCTTCTGGCTATCATATTCTGCAACAAGAATTTCTTCACATTTAAGATCGTGGCATAATTTGGCATAATCTCCCTTCCAATTATAAAGTGCTTCTGGCTTTCGGAGTTTAGCATATTCCACAAGTGATTTCTTAGCATACTCAACAATTGTTCCGGGGTTGAAACCGAAAGACAATACGCGGGTTTGTTTGCTACCTTTCATCTCTCGTTCTGCCAAGAGTTGACGATAGTATAATGTATTTTCTTTGATTTTGGCGTAGGTATCCCCAACTTCATTATGTCCATCTTCTTCATAATTTTCAAGTGAAGTGTCTATGTATAATGCCTTATGTTGCTTGGCTTTATTCAATAACATAATGCTGTCAACATCAACACTCAGATTAATAAGAGTTGCCTTATCATTCAAGATGGGGTCTAATAACTCTCCGCAGTTCTCTGGCGTCACTGCTTCTCTTACCCAAACAGGTTTTCTATTTTTAAGGACATCCCACCGTCCATTAGTTTTTAGGTCTCGAGGTTCGATTATAATAAACTTCGTCTTTTTGTATAGTCCTTCTTTATTCATTATTTCGACCAGCCCATAGGCTACTGCTCCGAAGCCAACAAATACGAATTCATTACTCATTTATTAATATAAAAATTATTTATTCTTGTTTACAATAAAGAATGACAGATATATGTTCAAGACCAAATACATATTTTAGCCCCGCTGTGTATAACAACGGAGCAACTGATATATTGGCCAATTTTGACATTACCCAAATTGCTCCATTTGTTCAAAAAGCAAGTGATTATGTGTCGGCAATCGACAAAGCCCGAATCACATTAAATATACCCTTGACAAATGCAAATTTACCCCTTAAAACTTATAGTATTATCCTAAGACAAACTCTCCCAAATGGAACTGTAGCCGAGGGACAAGCATTTGTTCGCCAGATTGGAGCAACAAATAAAAACTTTATTTATAATCTTGACTCTGTAGCCCGAACTTTTGGAAAATATGTTTATACGCCCGCCGGAGTTTTAACATCTATTTTTTCATATTCAATCTCTCCGGATATAGCACTTGGATACGGTCAAATGGTTGTAGATGACTATGAAAATTTATACCTTGCTTGTAATACTGACGGCGGAACTCTATATCCTAACCTTGTTATATTTTCAACCGTCGGAAATGTTATCGCAAACTATAGCTTTGACGCTATTCAATCAATAGCCATCGCACCAAACCAAACTATATATATTGTAGACGAAGCCTTTACCGGTTCAGTAGTTCAAGTATATACAAATGTTAACAGTTTAACAGCCGTTGAATTGACTTATTTCGCCAATATCACAACCAATAAAGCGGGCGCCCGTTTGAGCAATATATCAACAGTATGTGTAGATCAACATATTCTAGTTGGTTATAATTCTAATCATTGCACTTTATACGATACAACTCTTGCGCCACTGAATGATTTTCAACCGTCTGGTATTCAACATATTTCGGCACCGTCTGCTATGCTATCGGCTCAAGATAGGTTCGTTATTGTAGATCAGGGAATAGCCGATGATTTCTTATATGGTCAAAATAGTTCAACAAGCAACACTGTCGACGCTATAACGGGGGCTATTTTGTATCCCGTCGGAACATATGCTCCTCCTTCATCGTTTCAAGTAATTGGAAATGTCTATTATGCTGTGACAACCTCTGGAAATACTTATCAGGCACCTTATTCGAATGGTGTATTTTCAGAGATTACAACTATCGTTTCTAGTATACCACAAACGGCTGTCGCTATTACATCCGACCAATTGCATATAGCAGGATTTAACGGTTCAAATAACAAGTTATGTTTTCTTGGAGTTGATAATCTTAATCCTCCAAATTACTACCTCTCCGACGATAAGTTCAAGATTAGTCCATCTCTTGGTATTTTTGATATTACGTTTCAAAATAGTTCATTATCTACTTGTTATGCAATTGGTGCAGATAATCGCATTTATGTATCAGAAAATATTACCCCTAAACTATTATACACTGGGAAATTTCGAGCATCTGGAGAAGGTGAAGTTGTTCGTGCTGGATTTGGTTATACATCTCCGAATAGTTCGAATGGTGTAAGCCATCAACTTTTACAATGTATTTCATTTCCGGATGTTGCATTCCAACCACCGACTTACAATTCGGGAGTCTGCTACGATGAGGTTTCGAATCAATATTTTGGAATTGCTTATGACAGTTCGACCCCTCCGAAAATGTATTTGATGAAAACAACATCCACGCAGTTGGCTCCAACATCATATATTCAAATCAACACTGGACAAAGTGGAAATTTTATTCCAAATGGCGTTTTTGTTATTCCAAATGTTGCCGTTTGCGTTGCTACGTGTGAAGAAGGTGGGCTTAATTGTGTATCAATGTATGATTTAACGACTCTCGCAACATTGACAACGGGAGTTATGACTATTGGAGGGGATACTTTTAATTATACTGCTACATCTTGGTATGATGATGTAAACGCCAAGAATTATGTTGGTATGGCTGGAGGAACTGATATTTTTGTATTTGATGTCACAAATCCATCAATGCCAATTAATGTCTATATTGACACAGTCCCCCTAATCTCAGTAATAACAAATATGCCACGGGGGTCAACTCTTCTAACTATTAATAATTTTAAGGCATATCAACCACTATCGGGACAATATCAGGGTTATTTCGTTGCTACATCATCCCTTGCTAATGCTGGTCAAGCTGATTTGTTTTGTTCGTTCTCGTTTGACAGTGGATATGATGCTATCAGTGCAAATGTTTTATTTTCTGGTCTTGCATTAGATACTGGGGCAACATTTTTAACATACAATAATAATATGAATGAAATATATATTAAAAACTCTAACAATTCTATCGCAATTTACAACGTAATAACGGGCACATTCACATCTCGAATTATTCCAGATTCTTCTTATACGCTTTTTAAGTTTATGTATGTTCCAAATACTATTTCTGGAACATATACATTTACAAACCTACCAACAACCAATGCGACTAATTTCACGTCTCTATGTTTTGGAAAAAAGAATCCAAACCAATTATACGCTATAAATACTGTTGATAGTTTGGTTTATGAAACTTTTACAAATGCTGGAGTCCCTCTTGTATTTACAAAAGTTGCCGGTTCAACGATTCCGTTAACATCTATCGGAGGCGCTCCAACAATTCCAACATCATATAATTCGACAGCAACGTGTTTTAACCTTACTGCTGGACAAACTCAAGTAGGAGTTCCATATAACAATGTTGGAAAACTCATAACATCAGTCGCTAAAAATGCTTTGAGTTTCGGAGGAAATGGAGAGCTTATAATCGGTGTGAAGGGAGTCAGTTCCATTTCGATGGTTCCAGCTACATTTACTCAGCAATGGATTAATAACGCCACTTTCTGGGGAAACATTTACGCAAAGGATGGAGAAGACACATTTGCCGGAATGGCTCCTGTTTGGACATATGCAGTTTTAATTAATGCTCTAAATGCGACTTTCATTGAAGCACATAGTCGATTATTGGCAAATGGTGGGACAATAACTGATATTCCAACAGTAGCCTTAAATGTCCAAAATGGATTTTGCACGATGAATTATTCAAGTGATTACACAACTATCGGTAATGGAATCCTGTTTAATTCTCAACTTCACGGTATCCTCTATTTTGAATCGACTCCCGATTTGTTAGATCTTGGATACTTTCTGAATACTCTTCTTCCGGCGTCGACGTCAGTTATGCAGGAAGTGCTGAGTATATGGAAATTCAATCAACTGGATAAGATTATCTTTCAGTCCAATACTTTGTTCTTTCTCGGAGCGAATGCATTTGGGCAGAATAACGCTTCTAACCAGTTTGCCGATTTTAATGTCCCTGTGTCATCTCAAGGCTATTTGATGAATAACATTTCAAATGTTCTGGACATCCAACCGAACTTTCTTAATCCTCTTGTGCTCTCATCGAGTGAGCCAATCTCACGTATTCAAGTTCAAGTTCTTTATCAGTATCTCGACGGCTCACAATATCCTTTATACATTCCCTATGGTCAAAACTTCAGTTGCAAAATCATTTTCAACAAACGTTTTTGATAGAGAGATTGAAAATAAAAATAAAAAATTTATTATAACTCGTTATAATAAATGTCTCACGAAGTTCGTAAAGTTATTTCGGACTCTATAAACGTTTCTGGAGGTGAAGACCTCTATACCGTTAAAATCGTTGGTAGTGCTGTAAACTACAATCTTACTTCCACTAATGGAACTGTGACTAACTCTCAGATGTTGTTTAATAACGTGAATCTCCCTTCATTATCAAACAGCACAATTAATCGTTTGTTCCGTGTTCGCTACCAAGTGACTGTCGCTTGTACTAGTGCTCCCCCCGTCGAGCTATCGTCTACTGCTCCTTCTTGGAATGGCCCGACTATGGTTCTCGCCGATTTCCCTCTCTCGACCTGCACGGATTCCCTCCAAGTCATTATTAATTCCCAAACTGTGACTTGTCCTCTTCGCCAATCTCTTGGTATGCTTAAACGCCAGTATCCTAAAGGTTTTCTTCATAAATATGCGACTGAGGCTCCCACAATGGCCGATCAGTCGCCCGCCCTTGTTTCATCTGTGTTGACCGCGACAGCTCCTGCCGCTGGCCAGCCTATCGTGTTCCTCGGTCAGCCAACATCTGCTCAACCCTTTTCATCGTTCTACAATTGCCCAGATGGCGTTTCTCGTGTCTCGTTCTTGCCTATCGCATCCACTGAGACCACTGTCACGTATGAGGTTGTTGAACCTGTTTTGTGCTCTCCTCTATCTATCTATGACCGTGAATCTCCTTTCTCGAACTTTAATACTCTCTCTGTTCAATATTCGATGTCAAACCTTGGTCAGATGTTCACAATGAGCAAAGGAGCAAATTATCCTGCTGGTTATGCTGTTTCTCTAGGTGCTAATGCATATCTCGAGTTGGTTGTGAGCTCAGTTGATACGACTCTTGTAAATATCCCCCGCACGCTCCAATATGCTTATGAAAATATCCAAGTTTACACCAACGCTCTTAGCGGTCAGGCAGTAGGCATTACGACATCTCTGAAGCCTGCTATTAGCGGTGCGTCGCAGACTCTTCGTCTTCAGAATATGCCTTCTAAGATCATAATCGCGTGTCGTCCTTCTTGTCAACAGAGAGCTCAGAACTCTGGTACACCTCTTGCCGTATCGTATGCTGATGCATATCTTCAGGTAGGACAGGCGACGGCTAATTTCACGGCCGGATGTGGTCTTTCGATTACTCTGAACAATCGTTCTGGTCTCTGTTCGACAATGTCTATGCAGGAGGCTTGGAGAATCTCAGTTAAGAACGGTCTTAACCAGTCTTTCCAAGAGTGGAGAATGCAGGGAGGTGTTATTATCCTTACTCCGGCAGATCTTGGTCTGTCTCTTGAGTCAGGAGATCTGTACCCCGGCCTTTCTGGAAATATCAATTTGACTGTTGCCGGAATTTGGAATAACTCCAACTGGCTCGCCAATGCTTCTCAAATTGGAGCGGGAGACTGGGCTACGGGAACGGGTGCTATTACTGATCTTGAAGTTGTCGTGACTACTATTACCGACGGTGTTTGCTATGTTATGCCCGATGCTTGCAATTTCACGACTGCGTATTTGACCGCTTCGGAGGTTAATCAGGCTCTGAAGTCTGGAGATTCTTATATTCCAGAGGGCGCTGTAGACCCCAAGGAATACGGAGGTTCTCTCTGGTCTTCGGCCAAGTCGGTTATCAACTCTACCGCTCGCGGTATCCAGAGTCTCGCCGAGGATCCTACATTCAAAGCCGTTGTTCAGAAAGCCCGAGATGCTACTGGTGGCATTTTGACCGGTGCTGGCATCCACAAAAAGAAGAAGTAAATCGTTATCTAAAATTACCTATATAAATTAAAAAAAATTTTATTATAAGTCTTCTTATAATAAAATGAGTGCTTGGACTGATTTCGTCAAAACGCACTATGCTAAAGTTAAACACCTTCCGAATAAGGAACGTCTCGGGGCTCTCTCCAAGATGTATAAAGGCGGTGCCGTCTCCGGAGGTGCTGTTTCTGGAGGTAAACTAAAGAGAGGTAAAAAAATGACTAAGGGTGGAGGTCTGCTTGGATCCATTATCCCTTTCGCCAATCTCCTTGGTCTTTAAAAAAGAAAGATTTATTATTTCCACATATAATAAATGCAAAAAGTTTATGCTCGTCAAGATACTAAAATTGGAGATAAGCACCCGATATATAACCGCCCGTATGATGCGTTGTCTGGCGTTTCGAGAGATAGAATGATAGTTCCGGCCGGATGGAGCGGTGAGGAGGCCGAGAGTGCTCAAAATCGTCGAATGTTTCAATCATTGGCTCCTCACGGATACCACGGAAGCGTCGCTCACGTTGCACGGCCAACAGAGTTATATTATCTACAGAGAGGAGGAATACCAGCAGTTCACGGCGGAGCTTTTGGAGATGTGAATATTCAAGGTGTTTCAAATGCCTTAGTTAATGCAGGTCTTGGATTTGTTAAAAATATTGGACACGGATTTTTAGATGTTTTTAAGAAAGACCCTAAAGCTTCTCTTACTCTCGCGAGTCATCTTCTCGGTAAATATTTCAATGGTGGCCATATTGATTTTAAAACACATCAACAGGCTGTTAAGCGGATTAAAAAAATAACAGATAAGGTTCACGGTGCGGGTTTCTTTGATAAACTCAAAGAGGGACTGGGAATCTTTACATCTGGACTTACTGCCCCGTTTCGATTGGCTTCTAAAATTGCTCCAGAGTTTGGATTTGGAGTATCGCAATTAGCCGATAATATCGGAGTCCCGAAAATTGGGTTTTTGGGAGTCTAATCTCTTCGATTTTTATTTTCAAAAATAAAAATGAACTCACACACCTAACAATTTACGGGCAGTGTTAACGTGTCCTAAAATCTCATCC